ATCGAGCAAGCCAAAAAGACCGCCGCCTTTGCGCGTATCCGCGAAAAAATGAAGGGTCTTGAAGATGACCATATCATAGACCTTCTTATGCAAGGTATCCGCGTTCCTGACGCCCAAATGACGCAGCCCATTTTGCTCGCCAAAAACTCCACGATTGTTGGCTATAACCGCCGCTACGCGACGGATAGCGGCAATCTGGACAAGTCCGTGACACGCGGCGAAACCGGCCTAGACCTCCGCGTTCGCACGCCCGCCATGAATACGGGCGGCGTCGTCCTCGTCACTGTCGAGGTCGTTCCCGAACAAATCTATGAACGGATACAAGACCCGTTCTTCTTCAAAACCACAACTGACGAACTGCCTTCGTTCACACGCGACTATCTCGACCCCGAAAAGGTCGCGGTCGTCCAGAACAAATTCGTCGACGTGCTCCACGCCACACCGGATGGAACCTTTGGGTACGCTCCGCTTAACCACGAGTACAAATCCCATCCGCCCGCTATCGGCGGAAAATACATGCGCCCCGCGAATGATGCCTTCAACGAAAATCGCCAAGCGCTGTGGACGGTTGAGCAACTCAACCCGCAACTGACTGAGGATTTCTACCTCGCCACCAACATTCACCATGACGTGTTTGCCGATACGGTCTCCGAGCCGTTCGAAATCACGTCGGTAGGTGGCGCGGCCATCGTCGGGCATACCGTCTTCGGTAAAGGCCTCTCTGAGGACACTGGCTCCTATGACGCCATTGCCGACGATGTGGACAACACCCGCATTGAGCAACCGCCCGCATAACAGATATGCGGAATTGAACAATTGACCTAAACCAAACAGTTTGGTTTAGGTCGCCAAACCTCTCAAAAGGACAAAAACCATGGAAGTCTTCAACATTAAATCCGTTCTCGAATGGAAACCCCTAGCTGCGGGCGAACTGCTAGAATTCCCTGTGAATTCAAACGCTCGCAACGTGACCTTAATGCTTAACACCACCCAACGGGTGGATGTTTATCTCGCCTTTTCAGATGATCTGGAAGGCGCAACCCTGCTGGCGTCAAGTGACGGTCTGTTTACCGTCTCGGCCACCATCGGCATGGACTGCTACATCTTCGTGGACATGCCAGAAGACGCAAAAGTGTTCTATAGCGACAACTCGCGCTCACAGAAGGTTGAACCTTCCCCCGATGCTGTGTCCTTCACCTCGGTCATTCCGCAAGGACGCCGCAACTCCGACCTAGACCGCATCATGCGGCTGGTGTCGGTCAATGAGGAACGGCGTGACCGCCAGCTTAAAAACACCTTGGACGCCATGAAGGCGGACAACATCAAACTTCAAGAGCAACGTCTTGCAGAAAAGGCAGAACGTGACGCCGAACGCGCGAAACGTGAAACTGTTGCGAGTGAACCTAAACCGGATGAGGCACCCCTCACCGAATAAAGGAAAGGCGCGGGGGTCCAGCCCCGCGCCTCAACGCCCCTCCCAAGGTCTATACCCCTCTCAAAAGGTCTAAACATGCAAGAGACTGCTGCACGGTCACTCCGTGACCCTCACTTTGTCAAGTCAAAACTTCAAGCGCAATATCAGACGCGCGCTCCAAAAGAACCCGCCGATGCCTACATCGTGTGGTTCTATCAGGCATTCCACAAGGAATGCGAAACAAGAGGTATTCCAGTCTATGCCCATGAATTCTACAGATCGCCAGAACGCCAATATGAACTACATCGGGCGGGTCACTCTAAAGCCCGCGCGGGTACTTCACCTCACAATTCAGGACTGGCGGTCGATATTGTCCACTCCGTTCACCATTGGAACCTCAACCCCGACGAATGGGACTTGCTCGGGGCCATTGGAAAAGAGTGTGCTCGCAAACTCAACATCCAAGTTGAATGGGGCGGAGATTGGGACTTCTACGACCCTGCCCACTGGCAGCTAAAAAACTGGCGTGCCATCCGCGACAATGAATGGATACTTCCCTTCTGTGAGGTGCCACCCGAACAACGCGGCGTTATCAAACGCACCGCCAGAAAACAGGCGCTTGTCATTGCCTCGCAATTTCAAGACGCCCCTAAACCACCACCGGAAAGCCGCTACCTGCGGCCCAAGAAGCTCGCTCAGGATATTCTTGACTACTTCCGGTAAAGAACCCCCCTCCCCCTTCTTTCTCAGCCCTCTTACTCTTACCAGACCCTTTCAAAGCCCCGCCTTAAGCGGGGTCGCCCTGCCAGCTTGCTGGCCGGGCGAGGTCTGTCCCGCACGTCAACCTCACGCGCGGTAGGGCTGATCTCGCTCGTGCCGGAGGCACAGCCTACACACAAGCACCTTCCACCCTTTCGGTCGGCACGGCACTGCATGCCCCGCATTCGCCACGCGCGCAGACAAGCCAAGCCAAAACCGAAAAACAGGTGCGCCCCGCTGCTCCGCAATATCTCAGATATGCGGGGCAGCGAAAAACCTCTCCCCCCCTCTCGTTACGGGGATGCATTTAGTGACTAGCAACCACGCTGAAAAGGAAAGAACCCCATGTGCATTGCACCTATCAACCTCGCCCCTGACAGCGTGATTGCTTGTCGCAAATGCTGGCAATGCCTCCGCGACCGCGTCGACGACCTCTGCGGGCGCTGCATTGCCGAACAAAACACAAGTGACCAGACCTTGTCGGTCACTCTCACCTATGACGACGCCTTGCTTGCCAAGGAAGCGCGTGAAACGGGACAAAGGACCGTCAAAAAACACGCCGAAACGCTCGTCTATTCAGATGTGCAAAAATTCCTAAAGCGCCTCCGCAATCGCGGTTACAACGTCCGCTACATCGTCGCGGGCGAATACGGTTCCCGCAAGGGCCGTGCGCATTGGCACATCGTTCTCTTCTTTCAGGGCAAAACGGTCCCCCTCCGTGACCTGAAAGGAGACGTGTTCGAACCTCAAGAAAGCGTGTTCCTAGCACGCGCCAAAAACGACCGGATCACATGGGCACCTTGGCACCTCGGCCAAGTCTTAATCCAACAGCCCGAATACGCGTCCTTTCGCTACGTCCTAAAGTACGTCCTCAAGGACTTGGACAGCGAATACAACCGAACACACCTCGCCATGTCTAAAAAGCCGCCCCTTGGGCATGATTGGCTTCTGGGACTGGCGCAAGCGTATGTGGATCAGGGCTTGCCCCTCCACAACGCTCAATATTCGTTCAGGGACGAATTCAAACAAAAAGCCAACGGTCAAACCGAACGCCGCAAATTCCAGTTGCGCGGGCGCATGAAAGAAATCTTTCTCCAGCACTACTTTGACTCGTGGCTTGATAAATACCGCCAGCAACCCCCCGAAACGGAATTCCTCCTTGAGAACTTCCTAGACAAAAAAGCCCGGCTTGAAGGCGAGGCCAACAAAAGCGGGGAATGGTGGCACAAATACCTTTCCGACAAAAAGGGGACGCCCTCACTGCTAGAAAGCTGGCAGTGGTTGCCGTGGCTTGCCCACATCAACTTTAAAACAGTCCGCGAATATTATTTTGATCCCAAGTGCAACCGCTATGCGGTTCTGCTATACTGGGCAAAAGATCGCGGCACTTTCATCAACTTCGAAAAGGAAACAACATGGCCTCTAAAAGACGCAGGGGAAATCGAGTACGCAATAAGCGAGCTCCAAAAGGCGCGGTATTAAACAAACAGGCGGTACGCCCTGTTATCCGCCGCCGCGAACGCGTCTCCCCTGCCCTGACGCTGGCGCGGTTAGAAACCCTTGATAACCGTACTACAAGAACCCGTCAGCTTAGGGCCAAAAACACCGCGCCACAGCGCACACTGGCGGCGAAAGCCGTTCAACCTGAACGGAAAAACCGCCAAGAAAAAAAGCAACCGGAAAGGGAACAACCCCGCCCCGACGTGCGGCCAACCTGCAAAGATCGCCCCCGTTCAACTAAAGGGGGATCAGGTGCCGCTACGTCAAGAGAATTTATTCCTTGGTGCGACAGAAAATGATTGACCACACCAGATAGTGTGTGTCAGAAACGCTCAAGAGCCGCACAGAAGAAATATTCTTGCACCGCCAAAAGCAAAAAAACACGGTAAACAACCGTTTGGTGTAAGCATATTCATGATTATCCACCTTGATTGGTAAAAGATACTCTACTTCTGTGCGTCTCTGAACATAACACAACATCTTGTGTGTCAGAAACAAAACAGAGGTCCAGCTATGTTTTCAATCTTCTCTCAAGAGGTCTTTGCACCTCTGTATCGCCGTATTGGCACCGCGTCGGCGTCGGCGCTCGTCGCCATCGGCGTACAAACCGAACCCGCTAATCAGATCGCCTTAGGCGTCGTTGCGGCGCTCGGCATACTCCACGACCTCGCTTTGTCGCATATTATGCGCAAGGCTGGCAAAACATGAGCGCGACAACCGCAGCGCTCATTTCTGGCGGGGCGTCCCTCCTTGGGAGCGTCCTCGCTAAGAAGGGTCCAACCTTCGGCCAGAGAATGAAAATGCAGCGCAAATGGTCTGCAAACGAATATGTCTGGCAACGCAAGGGCGCAGAAAGGGCGGGGTTCAACCCTCTCACCGTCCTGCAAGCAACGGGCGGGCGCTCGTCGCCTGCCCCGATGCAAAGCCCTTCGTTGTCTCGCAACCCCATTGGCGATGCTGTCGAAGCGGGTACAAGCGCCTATTTCGCGGCCAAAGATCAAGAGGCGCAAGCCGAATACGATCAAGCGAAACTGGACCTTGTCCGCAAGCAACTCGAAGACGAAAGCAACAAAACCGTTTATACGGAGAACTTCGGCTTTGCCATTCCGCAAGCGGAAACCGAAACGGCGCAAACCGCGAACGCGTCTCCGGCGCTATCGCCAACGCAAAACCCGCACCCGAACGGTACAACGACCGTGATGGGTAAAGACGGGTTAACCCGCGCCGACCCAGAAGCCCCCGTCGAACTGGAAGGAGATGCGTGGGCTTGGGCGAGGGATGGCTCTTTGTGGCCCAACATCAATGAAGTCTGGAACCGCAATATGCGGTTGCCGATCGAAGGCACCGTGAAGCGCGGCCAAGACTACGTTGTAGACGGGTTTAAAAATTACAACCCGAAAGACCGCAAAGCCCCTTCCCTTGGTCCGCGTAAACCGTCGTGGGTCCAATGAGACGCCACGCGCAAAAAAGCAAGCGGGGCAAAAAATGCGCCGCCTGCGCCAAACGCCGCAAGGCAATCAAACAAACCGTCACCAAACTCATGAAAAGGAAAACCAATGAGTAACAACCTAATGGAAACCGTCAAAACGACCCCGCTGGATACGGTCAAGAGCGTCCGCTCCTTTGACCTGCGCGGCAAAACCTCCGCCTTTGCGGGGCGTATCCATCCGGTGCAAGCCTTCGCAATGCTCCGCGAGGATCGCGTGCAAGACTTGAGCCTCTCGCTCAGTGTCGAGCAAATGGAAACCCCTGAAATGCTTATGAACGCCACCAAGATCACCGCCCGCGCGGTCTTTGTCCCGTGGGCCGCGTTCGAACGCTTCGAAGGCTCCATGGATCGCTTCAACCGCTCTTATGAAGGGCAACCCGACAAAGAGGGCGGCGATGTTGTGCCCTTCTTCACCATGCACAACTATTCCGCCTCTAGCGAATTCTACAGGGCACTCGGAAAACACGCCCCTGAGGCCACGCAAGTCAACGCCATGTATATTGAGGCGTACAACGAATATTGCAACTTCCTGTACCGCAATATGTCGAACAAACTGCCTCAACGTAACTGGTGGGATAGCACGCTCGCGGCCTGCCCTTGGTCCAATAACACCTTCCGCCACATCGTGCCGGATTTCGATGCGGCCCTGATTGATGCGCAACTTGACCTCAACATTCAAGCCGCCGCAATGCCGATTAAATCGGACAACGTCTACGCTACGTCTGCCGGACGCTCCGTGCCGGGCGCGCTCGCAAACCCGCCTCTTGACGCCTCTGGCGACTACGACTGGACGGGTGAAATCTGGGCAGAAATGCAGCAACAAGGCGTCACGCTCTCGCTCGCCAATATCGAGCAAGCCAAAAAGACCGCCGCCTTTGCGCGTATCCGCGAAAAAATGAAGGGTCTTGAAGATGACCATATCATTGACCTGCTTATGCAAGGTATCCGCGTTCCTGACGCCCAAATGACGCAGCCCATTTTGCTCGCCAAAAACTCAACCATTGTGGGCTATAACCGCCGCTACGCGACGGACAG